GTCGAGAGGTCGTCAACATCAAACTCTACCTCATTTGGGAAGTACCCTGTGAGGACTAGAAGTTGCGCTAGGGAGTGGCGGAAACTTCCGCTGGGATAACTTTTCCCGCTTCACTGTTCACGATCGTAATGTCCACAAGTTTGTTTACGAATGACTCAAACTCCACCGGAATGGACTGGCCGTGTTCGGTCTGTGATTTGGCTGAATGCCATGCCATGAACGCCATGTCCTCCATACCGAAATTATCGGCAAGGTCACTGGTTTTCATTTTGAACTTGCGTTCCCATGCGACAAGCGTAGCGAGGGTTGTTGTGATCGTGGCGTAGCCGTAACCGATGTCGAATCGAATCGTTAACTTCATGTCGGGTCCTTTGTTCGGGGTTTGTTAAATCAGGATTCAGACCAGGCGAACGTGCCACCCATCAGGGTGATACTGCAGGTGCTCAATTCTCCAAGCGAGTACACGATTGGCAACGACGGCAAGTAACTGCCTGTCAGGGTCCCCATTGGGTTTGTTGCGCTGGTTGCGGCCGACGAACCTTTAATGGTCACGGTCGTAATGACAGTGCCGACGAGGGACTTCAAGGTTGCGTAGGTTTCTGAGGTGGCAGTTGACCAATATAGGTCAAGCGTCAAAGTGTTGTTCTGCAAACCACCCACGTATGCCACAGCGGTAGAACCGAAGGCATTTGCCTGTAATTCTTGGATTGTCTGACTCAATGTTGCAGCAGTACATTGGTCCGAAATATCCACGGCACCGATGGAGATGACTGGGTTAGAAAGATATGTTGAAGTTGCCATGACGGATCAATCCTTTGTGTTTTTGGTCGCGTCGGGCTTCGTGGATAATTTAGCACCCTTACTTGGGTGGGTGTCGGAACGCTGAATAAAGCCTCCAGCGAGCAACCACTCAATGTCATCAGACGGGCCAGCAACAAAAGGTGTGCCGATCTCGCCGACTCGAATTGAACTGATGATGTAACGATCCATTGGTTTATCCGTTCTGTGCTTGTATCGGGATGATGAGTTCGTATCCGGCGTAATCTGCTCCGCCGACCGTAACGACTTTTGGTGATGCTGACATGACCGCAACATTTTTGAGTACCAGAGCAGACGTCAGATTCAACAGTTGGCGAAGTGCGTCTAGGTTGCCTGGGCCGTTGCTAATCAGTGTCACGGGGAAAGTCATTTTGACGATGTTGTAGTTGAACGACTCGACGGATGGAGCATCCACAAAAGCGCAAGGTGGAGCGATATTGCGAGGATCGTTAACAACCCTAAGCCCCGAAATAGTTTGGAGAGTAGTGACCAGATCATCTAGCGCCTCGTTTAGGAAGTCCGTGTAAGCCATTTCAGGCGACCTGTGGTCTGTTGATGCCTAACAACTGTTTGACGATGCCTGAGAGCCCTACAACGGGCGCTGATGCCATGTCAGTGAACGACGCGAATTGATCTACGCTCCCACGCTGACGGTAAAGGGCTGATCCGTACATCAAAGTACCTAGCGTGACATCTCCACCGGGTGAAGTTGACAGCGAGTCAATGTACGAAGACTCTTGACGTCTACGAAAACAGAACGCGTTAGCCGCAGCTGCACACTGAACTAAGAAAGCGGTTTCGTCACCGCTTGTTGTGATGCCGAGATATGTAGCAATTTGCGGGCCTGTAATCCAAGTGCACGTCTGGTCAAAAGTGATTGTCCCTGTGATCGCTTCCAACTCCATCGGAGTTTCGGACTCGGCCCACATGACCGCATTAGCGAGCGGATACGAAGTGTCGTACTCGATAAGACCTTCGGTGTCAACATTGATCGGCAGGTATTGGGGCATCGCATAAACGGTTTTGACTCCGTTGTATGCGACAGCCCAACCCGCGACTGTGATTGACGATCCGACAACGATCTCGTTTGGTGTGAGCGTTGTTACGCAAACATAGCCAGGAACGATAACGCCGTATTGAAGTGTGTAAGTCGCTGCCATAGCGACCTCCGATCAGGCCTGAGTGATCTTGCGAATCATGCTGGGCACTGCTGCAAAAGTTGAGCAGTAAGCATGGACCGAGAACAAGCGACTGAGCGTTGCTGGTTGTTCAACCGACAAGATTCCGCGTACTGATTCGTAGTACTCGAATGCTTTTGCAGAGTTGGTGATGATCATTGTCTTGGCAGCGAAGTTGCTGTCAACGACGATCTCAAGTCCGAGCGGGTTGGAGCCGACCCAAGTGGTTGCGTTTCCGCCACCGAGAGCGTTCTGACCTTGGAGACCAGCTGCGCCGACATACGGGAACAACGGACGGTTGCTGGAGTCAACGACCTGTCCCAACTGACCCCATACGTCTGGACTGACGAAGATAGTGTCGGGAAAGAAGTTGGTTCCATTGCTGACATCAACTGCGGCGTCATAGATGGACTTCATCAAGTCAACTGCGGTCAAGTCCCATACGCCCGATGAGGTTGCAGCAGTGAGAAGTGCGTCGGCTGCAATGTCGTCAGTCTTGAGCATGAGTTCGCCCATGAGGTCATCCATGATCAACTGCATTGCGGCAGGTGACGTAAAGTCAATATCTTGCATTGAGAGGCTGACCTGCCCCGCTACGGTGGTCTTAGAAATTGTGTTCGAGGCAATCACCATTGTGGTTGCGGACACTGCATCAAACTCTGCCGATTGAGCGGCCGTTGATGTATGAGTCGTGATGGTCGGGCGCAAAAACGTTTTTTGCTGACCGTTGTCCGGGTAAGCGCGAGCGCCTAAACGGTTGACAACTGGACGAACGAAATTGATGTTTTGCACGAGCGGTCCCAAAACGGGCACTGGGAGCAAGCCTGGGGTGTTGGTCGTGGCGACATCGCCAGCGGCTGCTTCGTAGGTTGACTGATGTTCAGCCTTCCAATCGTTGACCGATGCGTTTACCTTGGCGAAAGTTTCTCCGCCTTGATGGAAAGCGGCCATCCATTCGCCAGCCGACGGAAGGCGCGGAGCCTTCTTTGCTGATGCAAAAATGGTGGGGGCGGTTGGCGCGGCTTCAGGTGCTGCGGCTTCGATATGTTCCGACATGGGTGTCTCCTCGACTTGTGGTTCTGTTATTGAGATTTCGTCGGGAGTTGTGTCTGCTGAAGCGGCCACATCTGTGATAGTAGCACCGCTAAAGGCGGGTATGGGGACAAGGCTCAACTCGCGCCATACGGCTGAGGTGATGATGATGGTCCCGTCCTCAGCACGGGTTGAGGTAAGAACGTCAACACCAACTGACACATTGTCTAAGACGCCTTCTTTGGCGAGTTGCAAGGCTTCGTTTCCTGCAACGGTGTCCGCGATCTTGGCGCTGAACATCATGCCTTCAGGGGTTTCGGTGCGTGAAGTTACAAGTCCGACGGGTTGCGACGAGTCGTGATACATAAACAGTTTTGGTGCTTTGCCGTCAACGGGAAGTGAGCCTGGCGCGAACTGCACCGAGGTCCCATCCGAGACAGTTGCGGAAACGCCATAAGGCGCGGCCACACCCGAAATTGTGCGTGTCGGTGCTTCACCAGCGGCGGCTTCAACATCAACTGCAAAACCTGCGGACAGGGTTAGTTTCATGAATTGGTCTCCTCAATAGTTTCTGTCATGTCGGGAGTTTCGGTCATCATTTCGTCTTTCATTAAAGAACCTAAGTAGGAGTCAATGTCAAACTTCACCATCGTGCCACGGGGCAAAACATTGTTTCCACTGAGCGTTTGCGAGACACAGTCCAGATATTGACGTGCACCAAACAGGAGCAAGTCCTCGCGAGCACCTGCCGACGTAGAATATTGGTAGCTGCCGATGTCAAATCCAGCGAGGTAGAAGGGGATATTTCCGAGCCTGCACATTTCTTTTCCGCTGAAATCTGCGGACTCAATCATCAACATATTGTCCGGCAACGCTTTAGTTTCTTCGTATGTCAAAAACTCATTAAGTGCGGCCGTCTGGTTATTGACTCGAGCAGAGTTGAAAGCGGTCGCAAGGTCGGCAAGTTCTTGAGACGACAAAGGTTCCCCGCCTGCTTTAACTTGCAAGACGCCAGACGGGAGTGACGACTGAGCGTTACGGTAACGCGACTGTTCAACACGAAGCGCAGTTTCAATCGCTGTTTGCGACTGGTAAATGATTCCTTGAACGGGACTAATGAACTGCACAAGATCATTCGGGTCTAACATTCCGCCTTGGAAATACACTTCTTTTGAAGGTGCGAACCACACTGGTCCCGCTTGGTCTTGAGTGTTAACCGAGCCTGCTGGGAGTCGTGTAAACGATGCAGGGAAACCGTCAGCGGTCCGACTGGTAATAAACCAAAAGGCGCGTCCGTAGTACAGGAGGTCATCAAGCGTCCAAGCCATGAGTGTCGCATACGGGATCGTAGGATCGGGTTGACGCAACCATGAACGCGGCGCGATGTAGACACATTCCATTTCTTTGTCTGTGTCATTCCAGACCTCGTTGTACATCTGCAACTGGGTAGATGAGATAACTGAAGCGAGAAGGTCGCGCGCTCGACTTAACGTCGGAATGGAGTTGGCACGGTTACGGGCGTCGCCTTCGTAATACGCAAAATACTGCCCGATAAAGTTTGCGCCCTGATTTGACTGGTAGGTGCCATACGATCCAGCAGCGGCGGCCTTGTGGGATTCGTCAATAGGACTGATCGCCGCTTTCGTCACTTGTCTAGAAAAAATGCCCACTGGGATATCCGATCTTTAGGGTGTGATGGGCAAGCCCGACACCTGCCCACCACACACCCACAATAGTTCAGGAAACCACCATCATGGGTTTAGCCCGATTCTGATACTTGCTAGAGAGCGCGATACCCCACACTGCACACTTCGCCAACTCGATGGGTCCTGGACTCGATTTGTGGCTGAGCGTGACTCCCATTCCCGTCTTAATCATGACGGCGCGGTTCATATGTTCCGACAAAGTGAGTTGCCCCAAATGCTTGACGCGACCCTCCAAAATCATCTTTTGCGCTAGACCCGTGAACTTGATCAACTCCGCCTGACCCACGACAGTCATCCGACGACGCAGGCTCAAAGGCGCATGGATTTCTAATGTCGGGGTGATAGCCAAAGCAACAAGTTTGTCGGCCATGACTCGATCAACTTCGGCCCACATAGACGCTTCGTTATCCACAATGAACTCCACAAACGTGGTAACAACACTGTCAACCATTGACGACCTGACACCCACATAACGATTTGTGTCCATTGACATTTCCACACAGAGAACGCCGCCTTCCGGCATAGGGCCGTCAATTTTGCAATTGCCCCACACGCCCTCATCCAACCACGACCCTCTGCTAGAAATCCACATATTTAAATGCTGGCGGAGGAAACTGTCTTTTTTGGATTCCGCTTGAAGCGCCTTAATAGTAATCGTTTTGCCCAACGCAGGATTAGCGTAAATCCAGTTGTTAGGGTCACGAAAATCACGATCGCCGATACTCCATTCAGCAAAATAGAGTGACGAACACTCACCTTTCTCAATACTGTTGATAGCCGTTTCTCGCATATGAATCATGGCTTTACTTGATTCATCGCCCGCACTCGACCAGCAACTGATTAAGGGATTTTTGCGTGCAATCATTGTTGGCTTAATTTGGTCAATAAACCGATCACTGATGTTGAATAACTCGTCGCAAACTACTAAGTCATACGATCCGCCCACCAAGTTTGGACTAGCGGCCCTGACTTCCCACATAGACCCATCAGGCATAGTCACTGACTTACGACCAAACGTCCTCATCGCCTTAGCCCCAAACAAGTCCACAAGCAACGGAGCCAAACTATTAAAGATCGCCTCAGCACGATCCAAACGGTTAGCCACGGAAAGAACGTTTTGAGGCGTGCCACGCAACTTGGCAAAGTCCGTTAGATAAAACCCAATCAAGCTACAAAGAGCAATACTCTTACCATTTTGTCTAGCCGTGCTGCATAAAGATTCACGATACAAAAGATCGCCATTTTCATCATGCGAAAGTTGCCCAGTCAACGCATGGATTTGCCACTCAAAAAGACAAATGTTTTGATACGTCTCCGCCCACTTCGCCACCAGAGGGCCGTAAGACAGACTCGACAAGCCGGTCGTTTCCAATCTTGGTTTATAGTCGCTGAGCAGGGCAAATGCAGACTGGTTCTCGCCAGTTCCCGCCAGTTCAGTCTCAGGAGAGATCGTCAGAATCGGTTCGGGGGCTATCGTTGGCGAAATTAAAAAGTCTTTTGTCAAACTT